TATATATATAACAGCTAGTGAAGTAAACAGGATATTAGAATATTTGCAGGATATTTTGCTTATTATGCTAGAAACCTTTATGAATCAAAGACTTAAAGAAGGATATTAGAATATGCAAAATATCAGGATATACACACATATAAAAATACACTTAAGATATAAAGATATACAAAATACCTTTACGCATTATTTTTTATATAAAAAATAATAATGTATATTATATATTATATTATCCTATATTCTATAGGTAAAATCCCTTATAAATCAAAGGCTTATAGCGTATTGTTAAAGCCATATCTTGATTATATTCTAATATCCTGATTGCCAGATTGATAAATCCGGTCTTTGCGCCCATAATCACCACCGAGGGCTGACCAGAGGAACCCATGATGGATATACGACAAACGCGAAAGTCTCTCGGCTTTACCCAAAAAAAAATGGCGGCGCTGATGTGCGTCAACCCACGAACTATCCGACGCTACGAGGCCGGAGAAGTCGCGCTGACAAAAGGGCGGGCTGAGCTGCTGAGGCTAAAAATAGAGGCGATGCAGGCTCAACCCGACCATATTATTCGCCTCGGTGTGGACGAGATGATCGAGAGAGCAACATGAAAAAAAATCGGCCAGCCCAATCAGGGGCAGCCCAGAGTCTGGACAGTGAAAGCGTGGGCGAGGTGGTGGTATGACCAAATTTCCCGACTATAAAAGAGGTTAAAATGCAACAGCTTGAATATTGGCCAGTCAGCGACTTGATAGAATATGCAAGAAACCCGCGCAAAAACGATCATGCAGTTGATAAGGTGGCTGCTGCTATTCGCGAGTTTGGTTTTCGTGTACCAATCCTGGCAAAGTCAGATAAAACCGTTGTCGATGGCCACCTGCGTTTGAAGGCTGCAAAAAAGTTGGGGATTGAGACTGTCCCCGTCATGCTTTGTGACGACATGACCGATGCGCAGATCAAGGCTTTCCGCATCAGCGTTAACCGCGTAGCTGAGTTTGCTGAGTGGGATGACGAGTTGCTGCGAATTGAGCTGCAAGACCTTGAGGCAGTGGATTTTGATTTGTCGCTTACTGGTTTTTCTGATGAAGAGACTATGGCGCTGCTGGGTGACGGGCTTTTCGATGAAGAAAAAGAGCCCTCGCCGGGGGAAGAATATTCAGAAGTTTTTGAGGTCGCTGTGACTTGCCGCGATGAGGCAGAGCAAGAGGCCATATACCAGATGATGACCGCGAGGGGGTTAAAGTGCCGAGTTTTGTCCATGTAGTCGAAGCTGATTATTGCCCTACCTTCCGGACTGAAAAAGTCGCTGGGATGTTTGACGTACCTGTTGCGGATAAGCTGCGCAAGGAATGGAACGTTCAAATTCCTATCGAAGGCAAAGACTGGTCGGTTGGCCTTATCGTTGGTGCATCTGGCGCAGGCAAGACCACCATTGCTAAACGGGCGTTTGGCGAAGAAGCCTATTTTACCGGCAACGAATGGCGGGCTAAGTGCCTGCTCGATGACTTCCGCGAAGACCTAGATATTAAAACAATAACCGGCGCTCTATCTCATGTTGGCCTAGCATCTCCGCCCGCCTGGCTTTTGCCCTATTCGGCACTAAGCAATGGCCAGCGTTTCCGTGCCGACCTGGCGCGAGCCATGCTGGAAACCGAGGGTTTGTTGTGCTTCGATGAATTTACCAGCGTAGTGGATCGCACCGTGGCCAAGGTAGGCGCGTTCGCTTGTCAAAAATACGTGCGTAAAATGGGGCGGCAATTTGTTGCCGTGACCTGTCATTATGACGTCGCCGAATGGCTAGAGCCCGATTGGGTCTATGATGTGAGCAGCAGCACGTTCACCTGGGGGCGACTTCGGCGGCCACCAATCGACATTACGATTGAGCGATGCCATCACTCGGCATGGGAGTTATTTAAAGGCCATCACTATCTGAGCGCGGATATAAACAAATCCGCCCGCGTGTATGTGGCGTTTGTCAAGGGTGAGCCTGCGGCGTTATGTGCGGTGTTACCGTTCCCTCACCCAAAGCTGAAGGGCGCTTCTAAGGAGCATAGAACGGTTGTTTTGCCTGACTACCAGGGCATAGGCCTCGGGAATTTACTAAGCGAGCACGTAGGCGACCTTTTGCTGGCAGAGGGGAAAAAGTTTATATCGACGACAAGCCACCCGGCCATGATCGGCCATAGAATGCGGTCTGAAAGGTGGGTTTTGACGAGAAAACCGAGCAGGGTCAATAAGCCAAGCAAAAAGGCGATGAAACATACTGCTGCCAGCTTAGGTCGCCTCACTGCATCATTCCGCTATATCGGTGATGTCAATGGCGCACAGGTAGGCGCCTCGCGGGAATAGGTCGGTTATTGTGTTCTTGATCTTGCGCATCTTTACGACAACACCCGATAGCCGAGCGCCTGAGTAGCCTAGGGACAGCGTAACAGGGCGACCGGGAACGACAGTCCCCTCATGCCATCGGGGGCCGTACAGCCGGTACTCTGTGCTCTTGGTGCCGTTGGCGAACTGCTCGAAATACTGGCGCTTGAGGGGTACGAACAGGGGTTTCACTTGTCACCTCCGAAGATAAAGAAAAACTCTTGATCTGTCATTCCTCCGGCAATGCACTGATCTTTTAGGTCGCGATAAATTGCCCCGCGATATTTGCGCACGTACTCGAGCGGGTTGTGCTTATTGGGGTTAACCTCGGCGATCTTATTGCCGTCGCTGTTGTAGACTCGCACGGCGTGAGGGCTAGAGCCGCTTGCATTTGTGTTGCTGACTGAGAACCCGAAATATGAACAGTTCATGTGATATACTTCGATGTGTGTATTGATATGACATTTACAGTATAAGAGGATGTATAAGAGGATGCAACAGGATTACGGCAAAAAAGTGTTAAGAACACGGCTGATAACCGTTATCATTTAGGTGATGTATGCCCAGACATGAGCATGAACCCACAAAGGCCACCCGCGAGCTTGCGAGAGCTATACAGGGATCAGCTAGAAGGCAACCGGAAAGACTTATGAGGAGATCGCTAATGGCTAACCCACCCCACGCACCCACACCGGAAAGCCGCGCACAGGTAAGCGCATTGTATTCTTACGGGATCACTCAGGAAGAGATTGCGCGTTTTATCGGCATCGACCCGAAGACACTGCGACTGCATTACCGCGATGAACTGGATTCTGCCCACGTTAAGGCGAATGCCAAGGTCGGCCAATTCCTGTTCCAGAATGCCAGCGGGCAGACACTCAAAGACGGCGCCAGTCACAGCGACTGTGTACGCGCTGCTATGTTTTGGGCTAAAACGCGCATGGGCTGGCGCGAAACCCAGAATATTGACCACACCACCAATGGCGAAAGCCTGAACCGGCCAGCGACAGCTGAAGCAGCGCTGGCCGATTTCGCAAAAAGCAATGACAGAGAGTGATATCGAAAAAAGAGCGCGCACTGATTTTTATTCATTCGTGCGTTACATGTATTTCGCCCGTCACGGTAAGCCGATTATTTATGCGCCTCACCACGATCTAATCAGCACGGCGTTGGCAAAGGTTATCACCGGCAAGACCAAGCGACTGATTATCAACGTCCCGCCTCGCAGTGGTAAAACGCTTTTTGTTTCGCAAATGTTCCCCGCGTTTTGTATGGGACTAAATCCATCGAGCAATTTTATTTTGACGAGCTATTCAAAGACGCTCGCCTCAGACAACTCCTACGCTGTACGCGAGATTATCCGGCATGAAGCATACCAGTGGCTATGGCGCAGCACCAATCCAAAGCTAAAAGACGACAGCCAAGCCCGCGACGAGTTTAGAACGGAAGCTGGCGGCATGGTGTACGGGGTTGGCGCTGGAGGCACAATCACAGGAAAGGGCGCAGGCAGTATGGGAAGTTTATTTGCAGGAGCCATCCTGATCGACGACATCAGTAAGCCAGATGACGCGCTGAGCCAGACGATGCGAGCCAATACAATCGAATGGTTCAGAGGAACGCTAGAAAGCCGAAAAAACTCCCCTGACACGCCAATCATCGTCATCATGCAGCGTCTGCATGAGCAAGACCTGAGCGGCTGGCTATTAGGTGGCGGCAACGGCGAGGAGTGGGAGTTGTTAAAAATAGCCGCGATCAATGATGACGGTTCGAGCTTTTGGGAGGAGCAATTTCCCGTTGATATGCTCAAAAGATTGGAGAGCGCCAGCCCGTACACCTTCGCTGGGCAGTACCAGCAAGAGCCGTCGCCAAGAGGCGGAGGATTTTTCAAGCCGCACAATATCGAGATAATTGACACGCTACCCGCTGGAGTCAAATGGGTTCGCGGTTGGGATCTGGCGGCCACTGCAAAAGGCGGTGACTATACAGTAGGCGCTAAGGTGGGCGTGAAAGACGGCATTACATACATTGCCGACATACGCAGGGAGCAGGGCAGCCCTGACGAAGTTGAACGGCTTATTGTGCAGACAGCCAAAACAGACGGCTTTCTGCAATCAATTCCGCAAGACCCTGGCGCAGCAGGTAAATCAGTAGTTGCTTATCTATCAAAAAAACTGGCAGGAACACGTTTCAAGTTCAGCCAAGAAACGGGCGACAAAGCGACAAGAGCAGAGCCACTGGCCGCACAAATAAATGTCGGCAACGTAAAAATGATTAAGGCAGAATGGAACGAGGTGCTAATACATGAACTAGCAAGCTTCCCAATGGGGGCGCATGACGACATTGTTGACGGCATGAGCAGGGCTTATAATGAGCTATTGGACGGAAGCAGCTACTCGCTCAAAAACCTATAGACAACGGCCAAAAAATAACCGAACATAGCTAAACCCACGTCGTGATGACGTTGGCCTCCCATTGATGGACTGCACATGATAAGCGACGGTCTTACAAACGTCCTTTCAAATCTCGGCACCAGCGCCAGCAAGTCAGCCGCTGGCCAGTATTTGCCGTCCGTCATCAGCGCAGATGAGCTTCGCGCCTCCTACCAATCCTCTTGGGTCTGCCGTAATGCGGTAGACCTGCCTGTCGATGATGCCACCAGCAAGTGGCGTACATGGATAGGCCAGCCTGAGCAGACGTATAAAGTCCTCGACATCGAGAGCCGCATCAATTTACGCCAGCGTGTGGCGGAAGCAATCAAGCTCTCGCGCCTCATCGGTGGATCGGCCATCTTCATCGGCACAGACCGCGAGACGCTATCAGCGCCAATGCAGCCGGATGAGCAAATTAAGTTCCTGAACGTTTTTGGCGCAGACCAAATCACACTAGACGCGAGCGCACAAAACCGACTGACCACGAGCGATGACGCGCAACAATTCCGCATCGATGGCACGCTGGTGCATCAATCGCGCTTGGCAATTTTCAAAGGCCGATACGACAGCCAAAACTTTTTTGGCGCATCTGAAATCGCAGCCGCTTTTGACACCTTTCGCAACGCCGACAGCGTGGCCGCGAACATCGCGGAATTGGTCTACGAAGCGAAGCTAGACGTGTACAAGATTCCCGACCTACTGAGCCAAGACGAAAGCGACCTAATGAAGCGGCTGTTGTTGGCGCAGCGAGGCAAGTCCATCGTGAACGCCATCGTCATGGATGCCGATGAGTCGCACGAGCAAAAGCAAATCAATTTTTCAGGCTTGCGTGAAATCATGATGGCCAGCTTTCAGCTCGTCGCTGGTGCAACCGGAATCCCTGCGAGCAAGCTACTCGGGATGCCGGTTAGTGGTCTGTCAGCAACCGGCGAGCATGAGATAAGAAATTATTACGACAGCATCCTGATGCTGCAAAAAAACGTCATCGCACCCGCCATTAAAACGATTGACCGCCTCATTAACGCAGAGGCAGGCACAGATATTGTTTACGAGTGGGCAAGCCTCTGGGAGCAGACCGAACGCGAGAAGGCGGAAGTCGTCAAGATTAACGCTGACTCACTTGCCGTCATTGCAAACCTGCAAGTTTTCAACGATGAGCAAATTTTAACCGCCAGCAAGAAATTGCTTGGCGAATTGATGGATGAATAATCATGTTTTTTGATGACCTGAAAACAACCGGCAAAACACGCATAACAAAAGATGGCTACTTGGTGGCAGTGGCAAAAGTAGCTCGTACCGGCGTACAAGACTATCTCGGCTCAGAGCTTGGCATTGATAAAGAAATCGTCCGTGTTTATCGACCAGAAAGCGAAGTCTTTTCAAAAGATTCTTTGTCATCTTTCGTCGGCAAACCCATGACAAACGACCACCCAAGCGAGCCAGTCACTGCGGAGACGTGGAAGCGTGATGCTATAGGAGCCATCGGCGAAGAGGTAATGCGTGATGGTGATTATATTCGCGTACCTCTCATCATGATGGATGCCGCCGCGATTGCTGACTACAAAGCAGGCAAGACCGAATTGTCAATGGGTTATGACGCAGACATCGAGTTTGTTGACCATGCCGACTACGACGCAATCCAGAAAAATATCCGCATTAATCACATCGCGCTTGTCGAAAAAGGCCGCGCTGGTGGTGCAAAAATTGGCGACGCTGGCGGCCAAAAAACAAACGGCCAGTCACAAAAAACCGAGGTGAAACCCATGACTAAAAAAGTCAAATTCGGTGATGTGACGATTGAAGTCAGCGAGCAAGCCGCTGAAGCAATCGAGGCATTAACCGAGCAACTCAAACAGGCTAAGGAAGAGGCGCAAGCCAGCGCTGATGCCAAAGACAAAGAGCTGGCAGAGAAAGACGGTGAGATTGAAAAGCTGAAAGGCAATTCAATGACTGCCGACAAGCTCGATGCCGCCATTGCTGAGCGTGTGGCAATTATTGCCGACGCAAAGAAAATTGCAGACTTGGACTACAGCAAGAAATCTCCTGCTGACATCCGTCGTGCAGCCGTAACAGCAGTTATCGGCGATGACAAGCTCAAAGACAAGTCTGACGCTTACGTCGAGGCTCGCTTTGATGTGCTGCTAGACGCTGCCAGCAAGAAGCAAGAAAAACAGACTCAAGACGTGTCGGATTTTAATGATGCGTATGAGAAAAAATTAACCAAAGCGTGGAGCAAATAATCATGCCAAGTCTTAATTTAGCCAAGGGTTTCACCGGCGCACAAGCCGACATGACACCCGCCACTTTTATCAGTGCCACTGCAACCGCCACCATCGCAGCAGGCGACCCAGTTCAGCTCGATGGCGAGGGCAAATGCAAGCCTGCCACCACAGCGACAGCTTTTCTCGGCATCGCTTGTGGCACGTCCACCAAGCGCGAGTGGGTAGCCGGTGAAAGCGTGCGCATTATGCAACAGGGCGCTATCTATCTGACCACAGCCGCAACTGCGACAGCAGGCGCAGCTATCGGCTACAACGCCAGCTCAGCTTGGGCTGATGCCGTCACCTCCACCTACAAGTTCAGCATCAACGGCTCACAAGTCGTTGAGGGCGTAACCGGTGCAGGCTTGGCAAAAGTGCGCTTGTTCGGCACTGAAATTACAACGCTTTAAGAGGAATAAAAAATGAAATTTTCAGACGCAGACAACTTGGCGTACCTGCGGGCGCAAAGTTCAATCATCGAAAAAGAAGCCGTTGAGCTGGATTACAACAGCCAGTACAGCGAGCTGATTCCCGTCTCCACGCAAGGCAATCCGTTTGCCGCCGCCGTCGTTTTTGCAAGCTCCACCAAGGTGGGTCGTGCAGGCTGGATTAACGGCAATGCCGACGATTTGCCACGCGCCGACCTGGATATGAAAGAAGTCGTGAAGCCTGTTCATACTGCTGCGATTGGCTACGGCTACGGCTTCGAGGAGCCCGGCATCGCTCAGGCGATGGGCATCAATTTAGCCGCCGACAAAGCCATCGCGGCGCGTCGTTCCTATGAGGAATTTGTTGACGTAATCGCTTTTAACGGCGACTCGACAAAAACCATCAAGGGCTTGACCAATCTTGGCAGCGGTAGCTACAAGGCCAAAACGGATGCTACAGCAAACAACTGGTCTGATGCAGATAAGCTGATGGCGATGTTGACAGCCAAGCTGCTGGAAACCGGCAGCGGCGGTGTGACCAATCCAGAACGTCGGCGCCGACGTCGAGGAGCCCCAGATCGTCGTGAACGGCGACCCGGACTGCTCGAAGTGGACAGCCAGGGCGTAGTTCACGCCCGCCACAAGCGCCTGCGACACGGTCACCTCGCGGGCACCGGCCGAACCGTCGGCGGCGACGGTGCCACCATCGACGAGGACCGTCGTCGGCAGCCCGTTGGCCGTGTTGTAGATGCCGAGCCGCATCAGCTTCCCGGCCCCGGACGCCGTGTGCAGGTACACCGCAATGCGGTCGACGGTGACATCGCGGGCGAACGTGAGCGGCCGGAAGTAGACGAGGTTCCCGTCGTACGCCACACCGGCCGGGGCGTTTGTCTCGGGCGCCGGGTAGTAGAGCGCCGTCTTCAGGAACTGGGCGAGCGGTAGGGGTGCGGCTGCCCACTTCACGCCGTCGGACTGCGCCGAATCGGCGGTGAGCACCTGGCCGTTGGAACCAACGGCACGCCGCGCCAGGGTGTTGTCCGCTGTGCCGACCAGCAGGTCGCCCTTGGCGTCGACCAGCGACTTCGGAACGAGCAGCGCCACCTCGGACTGCACCATTGCCGTCGTCGCCACCTGCGTCGTGTTTGTCCCCTGCGCTGCGGTCGGCGCTGCGGGTGTGCCGGTGAAGGTGGGAGACGCCAACGGCGCCTTCGCGTCGATCGCAGTCTGCAACCCGGAGATGTCCCCGATCGCGGTCCCGTGCGGGTTCCCCGTGACGACCTGTGAGTGGTCGTACGCCGTCTTACCCCGGTCACCCCGGTACGCGGTCGACGACGTCTCACCGAGTTCGAGACCGCTCCCGGCGTCCAACGTCGCGGGCGTCCAGTTGGTGCCGTCCCAC